CTTTTACTGTTTGTGCTACATCAACTCCAGCAGCCTTATTCAAGGCAACGGCAGCAGTTGTAACAGCTTCTAAATTGTTGGAGGTAATGTTACCAGCTTTAGCAGCTGCAGTAATAGCTTCAGTGAAGTCACCGATATTACCTTTGCTACCTGCGAAAGTTTTCGCTAACTCTGTAGCTCTATCTCTTGAAATACCTAAGGCACCACCAGATAATGCAAGGGCCTTTGTTAGTTCACCTTCTTGTTTGATTACTTCTTTTAAACCGACTAAGAATGCAACACCTAATGCAGCAGCACCAACAACTAAGCCACCAGTGAAAACTTGGAGGGCTTTACTTGCACCGTTGAATGCACTAATTAAACCATTATCACCAGATGCCATACTCATGAGCGTAAGCTGATATCTGGCCTTCTCCATTAAAGATGTAACACCTGTAATTCTGCCGCCGAATTCCATAACGGCTTTGCCAGAACTCATGAAGGCAGTACCAACAAGTTGACCAACAGCTAGTGATACATCCTTGACGCTACCTACCATAGCCTTAGAAGCCTCTACAAGCATCTTACCCATATCAGCACCAGCTACACCTGCCAAGGCGAATTGGTCGCGTAATTGACCACCTTGTTGGAGCATAACAGTTAATGGGGCTTGCCCTGTTGCAAGGCCAACCGCAATGTCGGTAATTTGAGGGCCTAATGCGCGAGATAGATAGTCTACTTGGCGATTGCCACTTTGTTTATTTGTCTCAGCTAACTTCTTCTTGAATAAATCAAGTTGAGTAATTTGCTCTTGGATAGTCATGCCTGATTTCTTCAAGGCAGTCTCGAAACGGATTAAAGCATTAACAGAACCAGAACCTAAGTCCTTGTTGGTTTCTTGTAGTGCAGTATCTAACCTGTGCATTTCTTTTTCAAGATAAGCATTAGCTTTAGCTGTTTCGTTAATCCACTTCTCTTGATTCTTTACACTATCTGTCACAGCGTTAATTGTAACAGCAGTTTGTGAAGCAACTTTTACAAGCTTTTCATATTCTGCTACAGAAGCACCAACACCCTTATCCTTGAATAGTTCGTTTAAGCGTAACTTATCACGAGCTAATTCTTCCATCTGACCTTTGGTTAAACCAAGGTTACGGTTATAAAGGCTTTGTACTTCGCTTGCAACTTTTAGTTTATTTGTCCATGCTTCTAAAGTGCCGATGCTTTTATCAAAAGGGTCTGTACCCATTAAAGTACGTTGTGTCTTTAAGGTAGTACCAATCTGATTTAATTCATCGTTTAAAGCACCTGAAGCTTTAGCGTAAGCTAGAACAGAAGATTGCCCTTTAGAGTAACCTTCTGTCATGAAGGCTAAAATGTCTTGCTGGCGCTGGAGAACAGAAACACTTTCCTTGATAGGTTTGTTTGAATCTTCCTGAGCCTTGCCTAATTTAATAGTAGCAATTTCAGCACGAGCATTAGCCGCTGTTGTCTTTGCCTGTGCTTGTGCTAACTTCTCAGCATTGAGAGCAGCATCAGAGACAGGTTTGTTAAGCTTTGAAACCTCTGTACCAAGATTCTTAATGGCTGTAACAGCAGAAACTAATTCACCAGTTTCTACTTTAAATTTTAGTGTTTGTAAGTCCATGATTGTTCCTAGTCTATTGGAATTTTATCTTTAATAACTCTGTAATTACTAAAGATAAAAGCCCTCGTTAGAGGGCAGTTATTATTTACCTTTAGAGTTCTTTTCTTGAGCTTTAGCAAATGTATCTAAAGCCAGATTGTCAAACTTACGTAATAGTGAAAGCTCCCACTCATCTGGCTCGATTTGCATAAGGTCGAAATAATTTCTCATCTCTGTGAATGTAATCGGTGAAGCACCAAACCCGTTACCAGTTCTGGTGGTGTGTAAGTCCCTGAAGTATTTCCACACATATTGGCAACTTTCAGGTATTTCTAAGAGGTCTAATAACTCCTTAGGTTTTTTACCTGTCTGTCTCCAGACATTTTCTAAATGCTGCCGTATAGTTGTACCGTTTTTATCCTGAGAATTGAATTTAAACTCTTGTTCAGCAAATGCTAGAGCTTGTTCAATTTCCTGCGGGTCGAAAGTTGAGAATCTGTGAAGATTCCTCCATTACTTGCTCACGAATCCAACTGTGTTCTTTGAAAATCTTAGCTGCAGCTTCTGGTGTGAATTTGACTTCTTCACCGTTATCTGTAATACCCTTCCAACCCATTACACGAACTACTGCAGTTTCGATAGATAAATCTTCTGCATCTTCGAGGGTCATATCCTCTACGTCCTTGCCACGGCGGCGAGCTTGTGTTTGCTTCTGTTGGAATTCTTTAAACTTGTTACGACCAAAGGCTTTAACAGTTTTTGATTCTTCACCACGGACGGTAATGAATGCGCCTGTAGGGTCATTGGAGCCCGGTAAACGTACTTCAAACTCGTAGCCAATATCTGCGGCTACGCTGAGGTTATTCTTTGCTAAATCTAGTGCCATATAATGTCCTTTCATGACGTTAATAAATGGGGTTAACCCCGCTATACAGTAGTAATTATAGCATAGATTTACTTGAAAAGCAAGATGCAGACGTAAAAAAAACCCCAAGGTTTTTACACCAAGGGGTTTAATTATAGGGCCTCAGAGGGCAACTATTTAGATAGCAGAATCTTGAACTGCGATAGTAGTAGCAGGTAAGCCAGCATCTGTAACTTCATTTAATAAAGCTTGGAAACTAGTAGCAGCTACAACACCTAATTCACCGTCATCTTTAGTGAAGCTACCTAATTTTACTTTAGGTAATGTAAAGGTAACGAAGTCTGAAGCATTGCTTGAATCGCTAGTTAAAACGAGTACTAAGGAAACTGGAGTTTCAGCATCAAAGTATGTGCGGAAAGCAGCATCTTGGAAGTAAACACTTAAGTTACCAGTAACACGGATACGACCTGTGAAGATATCAGCGATTGAGTTTGAACCTACAGTGGTAGCGTTTTCAGTAGCACGTTCTACTGAGAAGTCAGCAGAAGTAACTAAAGCTACTGCAGCACCGTCAACTAACATAACACCGTTTACAGCTGCGAAAATACCATCAGTACCTTGAGCAGTAGGGGTTGTGAAGTACTGTGTAGTACCAGTTGCAGCCATGTCCTTACCAGCAAAAGCTACGTCAACAGTTGTTAAACCAGTTGCAGGTAATTGAACAGCAAAACTGTTTACCTTCATGCCAGTGTAAACTTCTGATTGAGCAATATCTGAGTACCATTCTTCGATAGTGTAAGATTGGTCTGTATGGCCTGTAGCAGGAACGAAAGTTGTTTTACCAACAGCGGTAGTGGCTGAAGAAGCAGCAGGACCTTCTTCTACTAAGTCAGAACCGTTTACAACTTTTACAGTTAATACTGTGCTAGTCATGGCTGTGATTAATAGGTTATTATTTACGTTAGCAGCATCTAGGTTAACACCAGATAAACGAACTACTTGACCTACTTTAAAGCCTTCGCTTAACCAATCGCCAGCGCCACGAGTAATTTCATATAAATCACCAGCTGCATCGATAGTTAAAGAGACACCAGAATTAGAAGGGGCTGTAGTGAAGTCACGAGCTAAAACTGAACCCATAAAGTCTGCGTAAGAAGCAGGAGCTAATTCACCGTTTAATGAGCCTTCTGCGCTACGGACACCGTGGCGAAAGTCAGCAATTTGACGGTCAGTACGAATCTCACCAGATTCATATGTTTCTTTTGTTAAGTTAAAACTAGCAGTAACACGGCGAAGTAATTTACCAGCAGAAGCGCCAGCTAAAGTACCGAAAGAACTTTCTTTCTTGTAGCCGACTTGTTTAGCCGTACCTTTTGCGATTGTCATATTATTTTCTCCAATTTAAATTTTCATTTGCAAATGAACTGATTTTAGGATATCAGCAAACCAGATTAGTCCGAATATACTTCAGCTACCAATTCGATTAGAACAGGGCAGATTGCCTTGTCTGATACTGTAGATGTACCTGCTATTTGCGGAGTAGCAAGCACATGAATTTTTACATTACCTTCTACGAATACCGTGCCCTTTTTAAAGTGATTTCTAACTAGTTCAGCACGAGCAATAATCTCGGAAGTACCTTTGTTAGTTGCACCTAAACAGAATACCTGCATAGTTACTCGCTCTCTATGAAAGCCAGTACCAAATACGGGGTCCTCTGGAGGTTGTATCGTAAACTGAACTCGTTCGTATAGTCCAGTTGGAGGTGTAAAGCTAACACCTTCCCACGCGATAGGAACTACTGGAGTTAGATTATTAAGATGCCTTTCAGCAGCCTTTTTAATTTCGATTATTGCCATCCACCACTCCAATTCTTACCTGAGTTATAATAGTCATCTAATTTGATTGCATAGATGTTCATGATTCTGTCAGTAGCTGGAGCCATAATACCTTGTGGAGCTTGTTTAGAAGATGGGATACCACCGATACCTTCTAAGCTTCCGATATATTCTGCAGGGTTACCAATCAGGATATCTTCACCTAACTTATAATTCAGCAAGTGAGTATTAACTGCACCTAGGGCTGTATCGCCTGAGCTGATACCGTAGAGTTCCTGTCGGTCTAATGTACCGTCTAATGAGACTTGCCAAGAGCCTCTAGCATAACCTTCGACAGGTTGTAAGCCCCAAATTTGTTGGCGCATTTGGTATAAACTTGCAAACTTCTCAGAATCACCTAAAGGTGTAAAATCTACAGCAGATGAAGCAACACCATAAGAAAACTTACGAGCCATGTTTTCCATGCGCTGTTGTGTATCTTGGGTCAGAGCTTCTAGTTGCTTAGTTAATTCGTCTACATTGCAAGTTATCTTCATGATTAACCCTTTGCACCGATAAGCTTATAGAAGATTAATGAGCCGTAAGCCCTATGTTCGATTAAGCTTTGAATCTCAAATGTCTCACCATCAACTACAATTTTATCTCGCAAAGCTGGAGTAAAGTTTAGGTTGTAATTGGGTAGATAGAACATTGCAGCACTTCTACCGATTAAATCTGGAAAATTATATTGGTCTGTCTTAAGATGTTTCTTGTACATCGTAATTGTATGCTCAGTGTTTGAATTAACTGTAGCACCAGTTTCAATATTATAAGTACCTTCTGTAACTTGAATATACGTCATGGGAGAACCATGAGTTTTAATCATCTTTGTTGTTGAGAGTAAAAACGGATTTGCCATAATTACCTCAGATGTTAAAGTGTAAAGAAGGTAGGTTTGTTGTATCTTGTGTAGGACTTAGAACAATGTTATTATCTAAATTAGCGTTATTCGCTGCCATATCTGCTTTACTAATACCACCAGCATAAGGCATAGCGTTAGTATAAATTGGATTGAGGTCAGGATTTTTAATGTACATTTGTAACGCTGCCATAAACTGTTTAGCTGCAGCACTACCTTTAATACTAAAAATATCGAATGTTTCATCAGGTCTTAATGATAGTTTTAATACCATTGATTTTGCAGCATCAAGGGATGCTCTGCGAATAGACCAATCATTCTTATCTAAGAAATATCTGTATTCTTCGTCAGACATAAGAGGAAAATTAACATCGGTATCACCGAGTTCTATACGTAATGCGTGTACTGTCATAGTATATCCTTTTATTAATGTCTTTCTTCTAATAGCACATGAAGTATGAACCATTAGAAGAAAGGCTCCCGAAGGAGCCAATCTGTTTTCTAATTTTAGTTAGAAGTTGTGACCTTAACCACAGCAGCAGGGCGGCGGATTAAGTTTAAGAAGTTTGATTCAGTTTGAATCTGAACTTCAACGTCTTTAGGGTCACGGTATGTGAACGCATAAGCCTCTTCACCTAAGGTGTTTACGTGGCTGAAACGGTTAGCAGGTGAGAAGTATGTCTTGAACATATCAGCTGTACCTGTTGGTAACATTACGCCTTCACCAGCAGGGATGAGAGCTGTACCGTTGAATGAACCACGGTATTCAATGTAAGTTACACCACCGTGTACGAAACGGCGGTATAAACCTGAACCGAGACGTTGACGTAATGGCTCTTGAGTACTAGTGTAGTACTTGTACGCTTCTTTAACAGTTGCGTGAGCGATTAACTTAGCGAAGAATGCTGGTGAGCATAAAACGATAACTTCATTTACGACTTCACCAGTTAAGATGTTGTCTTGGATGTGAGCGATACCTTCTTCAGACTTGGCGAGTAAGTCGGTAGTTGTAGTACCTAATACGAAGTCGATAGATTTTTGTGTAACACCGAAATCAGTGAAGAAGTTGCCAGATACTGTACCGTTTGGAGCGTAGATAGCACCAGTGGTTAAAGCATAGGCACGAGCAGCTTCAAGAGTGATAGCGTGGCTAGAACGGATACGCTCTAACTTACGTGCGGTAACAGCAGCTTCAGTTTCAGCAGCGTCTGCAGAACCGTAAGCACGTTTACCTTGGATATCTTGAGGCTTGATAGCGTCATCTAATGGGAAGTGAGGGATTGGGAAAGAACGTAAGTTACGTGTGTCGTCACTGTTCATAGTGTTACGAGCGCCGCGAACTTGGTCGGTTACTAAACCTAATGTACCTTGAGTAGACTCAACTGTTACAGAGTGTTGTGAAACTGGCTCTGAAGAGAAGATACCTAATTCATTGATTAGACCCCATTTATTAGGAACTAATAATAGTTCTTCTGTGTAGTCTACTAACTCAAATGGTTTGTCAAAACTGCGTACTTGCATGTTATATTTTCCTTATTATTTATTTAAAAATACAATTAGATTGTATCGTTTACGTTAATGCCTTTGGCTTCTAACGCAGCATATACGTCAGCAGCTACACAGTCACCTAAGATTAGGCCACCTTTAGAGACAATAGCGGGGCCTTTTACTAAGGCTAATACTTTAACATCAGTACCACCAGCTTCAACCATAGCTACACCAACTACTTCAGCAGCGGTTTCGGCAATGCCTGTTTCTGATAAAAGGGTACCGGGTACAATACCGTCAGCAGTAACTGTTAATACACCACGAGTGTAACCAGTTTCAGCCCATAATTCTTGCTTTACTACGTTTGATAGACGTTTAGCTTCTGTTGCGAATGGATTTGCCATTTTAATTTTCCTTTAATTTATTACTTAGTGGTTAGCTTGGCTTTTAACACTTTCGCCACAGCAGATTCTTGAATGGCGGGTTCTTCAGTAGCTGAAGCGCCTTTTTCAACAAACATCTCAGATGTTTCAACAGTAGTCATCATAGCTTGCATAGCAGCTAGAAACGCTGTAAAATCATCTTCAGATTCTAATGATAGAGCAGCCTTAGCGATTGCCTCTACTTTGCTTTCGTCTTTAACGATAGCTTTAACTTGTTCGAATTTTGCTTTATTGATAGCTTCTTTTTTCTCAGCTTCGAATGCAGCAATTGTATCTAAAGCTTTTTGTAACTCTACTTTTTGCTCGTCTAGAGCTTTCTGTACTAGTTCAAATTGAGCTTTTTCTACGGTTTCGATTTTTACATCTTCATCCATCTTAGATTTCTCCAATTCTTCTTTGTTAACAGAGGCAGATACCTCTTCTTTAATAACCTCGCATGCGGGTGAGGTATCAGTACCTTCTGCATTAGCAGGAGGTGCAGATTCAGTTGCTTTCTCTACGGTTGCAAAAGCTTTTTCAATTAACTCTTGGTCGTTGAGCATAGCTAAATATTCGGTTTCGTCTAAGTTAGCTAAAATAGCAGCTAAACTTTCAGCATCGTGAGCTGATTTTAAGACTTCAAAAGCTTGTAGTTGAGACTGAATATAGTCTTCGTAACCATTACCTTCTTCTTCTGCAGGTTCTACATAGCCAAGCATTGCAGCTAAAACTTTAGAATCTGAGTAATACAATCCGAAAAACTTTTGTAGAAAATCAGGTAGTTCCATAGTGACGCGAATCTGTTGCATCTTTTGAACAAACTCTTCACTGAATTTATTAGCCTTTAAAACTAGAGCATAATCATGCGTATTAGCAGGACCACCTTGTTCTTTAGAGACTAGTGCTACGTGAGCGCCTTCTTTTTCAAAGCTGATATCAGAAAGTTTTCTTTTAGCTTTACGTTGTGTTGCCATCGTTATTCCTCTTCAATTGTTTCGACTGATGCTAAAGCACCAATGCTTAGACCGTTAATATCGCCTGATTTGATTAAGGCCCAAAGACTATCATCTAAGGACTGTACTGTGGCTAACCAAGTACCCTTCTTAACGAACTTATCGCCAAGAACAAAATCAGTAGGGCAGCAGTAACTTTCACAGAACTCAAAAGTACTTGTTTCAACTAAGTGAAATAAGTTAGCCTTCATTGAGTATTTATTGAAGTTATGACATGCCTTGCGAACTTCAGCTTCAGTTGTCGTATCTCCGTGGGCATCAACCTCATCAGGAACCATGACAATAAAAGTAGCTTGTTTTAATTCTTCATCGACAGCTTTAGTAATAGCAAGCTTCTCACCTAAAAGGATATCTTCTGAATTTAATTCATTATCGGTAATTTCTTTAGTATAAGATTTGACAATCTCTGCTTGCTTTAAATGCATACGGGTCCAAGCTTGCCCTGCAGAACCACCAGATAATAACCAAGCAATAGTACCTTCTGTAGGACCACCATCACTTAATTTACTTTTTGGTAGATATTGTTTCTCATTAGACGAGAAGAAAGAGTACATCTTTTTAACGTCTTCTAACTTTAAATCACCTGCGATAATTTCTTTGGCTTTAGAGATAGCTAGTCCACCTCTATTCCATTTTTCACGTAAGGCTAAACCTCTTCGTGCATTATTTCGCATTGCCTCTGAAGGAGCGAAACTTATAGTTTTATCTGTTTCCATTTACGCTCCGTTTTGTAAGTATATAAACATAATTATATCACATTTTTATTAAGAAATCAAGTGAAATTTATCAATCACCGATAATTTTCGATAATAATCGCTCTAATTCTGCAATTCTACGGTCTTGTTCTACAACTCGTTCTGCTAATTTAACAGCAGAAACTAAAGCAGCATTACCATAAGCTACAGATAAAATACCGTCAGCATCTGCTAATACAGCTTGCTTTAAGGCATTTAATAAGGATTGAGCTGATACACCAACTTGGTCAGTAGCTCCATCGATACGGTCATAAATACCATTCTTTACTTGTGCTAATAGCTCAATGTAGTTGTCTGGTAAATCGCGCCAATTAGTCTTTAGGGTTTCATCAGAATAAGCTGTGACGTTACCGCCACAAGTTAAATCCGTACCGTTGAAGGTTAAGTTGGCAGAACCAGCAGCAGCTCCAGCATTGTTATAAATAACTTGTGAAGAAGAGCCAGCAACAGGACCAGCAGGACCTTGAGGGCCAGTTGCACCAGTAGCACCTGTTGAACCAGTAGGACCAGCAGGACCTTGAGGACCTGTTGCACCTGCGGGACCTGTAGCGCCCTGAATACCCTGAGAGCCAGTAGCGCCTGTTGGACCAGCAGGACCTGTAGCACCTTGAGGACCAGTTGCACCTTGAGGGACTGTGAAGTTAAATACAGCAGCACTTGTTGTACCTGAGTTTGTTACACTGGCATTAGAGCCAGCAGTACCAGTAGTTGTTGTGCCGACAGCGATTGTAGCAGCAGCACCTGCAGCACCAGTTGGTCCTGTATTACCAGTTGCACCTTGTGGACCTGTAGGACCAGTTAAACCAGTCGCACCTGTAGTACCTTGAGGGCCTTGTGGACCTGTCGCTCCAGCAGGGCCAGTATCTCCACGAGGAATAGTAAAGCTAAATACGGCAGCGTTTGATGTGCCTGAATTAGTAATGGAAACCGCAGTACCTGCATTACCTGTTGAGACTGTGCCCAATGTAATAGTAGCAGCAGCACCGTTAGTTCCGTTAGTTCCTGCAGGACCAGTTGCTCCAGTAGGACCAGCAGGGCCAGTTGCGCCTTGAATACCTTGAGGACCTGTAGCACCTGTTTGACCAGTTTCACCCTGAGGGCCTGTTGCACCTGTTGGGCCTGTAGCGCCAGTGTCTCCACGAGGAATAGTGAAGTTAAATACTGCATCTGTACTTGTGCCAGAGTTTGTTACACTTGCATTTGTACCTGCATTACCTGTAGTTGTTGTACCAATTGTTACGCTCGGAGCAGCGCCAAGTGCAAAAGATGCTATACTGTTATCAGCCTTCTTAAAGAAGAGTTTACCATCGGTATAATTTAAAGCTAACTCGCCAAAATCTAAATCACCTGCAACAGGAGCTTTCGCTGCTACTGAGGACTTTTTAAGAATAATCTTACTTGCCATACATGCCCTTAATAAAGGTAAAAGAAAGGGCGGTAAAAACCGCCCATATTAATTAATACGTACCACCATCGATATCGGCCCAAACTGGAACGCCAGAGCCGTTAACTTGTAGAATTTTACCACTAGAACCGATTGCTAATTTTGCTAAGGTATTTGTACCTGAAGCATATAGTATATCACCAGTTGTATAACTTGTCAAGCCTGTACCACCCTTAGTAGTTGCAATGGTATTAGCATTCCAAGTACCTGTTGAGATAGTGCCTAATGTAGTGATGCTAGATTGACCAACATAAGTAGAAGCAATATCTACAGAGTTTGAATCTACAGAGATGCGGTCAGCAGTACCAACAACAGCTAATACACCTGCAGTTAATGTTAAACCATCACCTGCAATATTAGTTTGAAGTTGTAAAGCGTTACCTGAAATCTCTAAGCCACCGTTGCTTACTACGTTTACAGAGAATTCTGTACCAGTTAAAGTTAAACCTGAACCTGCAGTATAAGTACCTGCACCAGAGAATTGTTGCCATACGATAGCGTCAGTACCGATTACGTCAACAGTAGCTGTTTGTACCCAACCTGTACCACCGTTATCAGAACCTTCAACTACGAATACGAAGTCACCACCTTGTACGTCAGCGTCAGAATCGAAGTCTGCTCTGCGAGTTAATACTGTAGCACTTGTTAGAACGTAAATACCGTTGTGAGCTGCGTTTACTTCGTTCTTAACTAAGACTGTAGCATTACCGTAACCGATAGCTTGTAAGTTAACATCGTCAATAGGTAAACCAGTTACGTAAGAACCAGTCGTAGTTAATGTAGCACCAACCCCATCAATTCCGTTATTATATACAACTACACCACCAGATAAGACAGCTAATGTGTCTGTAGTTCCAGCGTCAACACCTTCTTGTACGTGTAGACCTTCAGCGGCTACAGTATCAACGTAAAGCTTGTTAGCTGCATCTGAATCATTTACAGGGGTAGCTACGTTAGCAATACGTGAATCGGTTACGTCAACAACACCAGTACCGTTTGGAACTAATGCGACATTACCGTTAACATCGGTAGCTGTTAATGAATTACCATTTAAGTTTAAGTTATCTACAGAGACTTCTGTTAAACCTGCTAATACTGTTGTAGTATTACCTAAGGCTACACTGGTTGAACCGATTGTTACAGTTGAATTAACTAACTGGTTATTGGTTACACCTGCGTTTTTAATTGTTACATCGCCGTTGCTTACTGAAAAGCTTGATGTGTTGAAGGTAGCAACACCTTTATTAGTATCACTTGCATTTTCAGCAGAGATGGTAATAGTGTTTGTGCTGGCGCTGATAGTTGTATCAATGCCTTCGCCGCCTACGATATTTAATGTTTCACCGTTGTTGAAAATGTCTGGAGTACCAGTATCAGCAGCGATAGTAAATGAAGTTGAAATGCTTGCTGTGCTAACGTCAGTTACTAAGCCCTTGCTATTTACAGAAATAACTGGAATATTAGTAGTTGAACCGAAAGTACCAACTGCAGTGTTTACGTTGTCTAAGGTAATCGCAATAGCTGTATTACCTAAGTTAGTCATAGTAGCAGAACCGTCTGCATCACCAGAAATGGTAATAACAGGATTGTTTACTTGAAAATCTAACTTACCGTTATCATCGTCATAAGATACTACGATACCTGATTCTACGTTGTTAGTGACCATGCCACCGACAATATCTTGAACTCGTTCAGCGTTTAAGCTTACAGCACCATCAGTAACTGTAAAGTCAATTGCTGCAAATGATGCAACACCTTTAGCAGTATCAGAAGCAGAAGCTACTGAGAAAGTGATTGTATCTTCTGTAACGGCTGTACTAATAGCACCAACACCTGAGAAGATTAATGAACTGCCAGTATTGAACATGTCAGTACCAGTATTACCCACTAGTTCGAATGAGCTTGAAGGTAAAGCGGTCCAAGATGTTTGACCTGCACCATCTGTACTTAAAATCTGACCGTTAGAACCTGTAGTTGTAGGCCAGTGTTGACCATCAAGCACAACAGCGCCAGAACCGTTAGGAGAGATTTCTACGTTACCGTTAGCATTGGTTGCACTTAATGTGTTACCGTTTAAATCTAAGTTGTCAACTTTTAAATTGTCTAATTTACCTGCTGCGTCTACAATTAACGCAGAGTTAGCTACTAAAACACCTTTAGTGTGGTCCATCATGTCGGTGAAGTACTTACCACCGATTACTACGTGATTTACAGCATTACCTGCAGTCTCAGTACCCATACCTACGTATAAGCGGTCACCACCGTTGCTACCGTTATCAGTTAAAGCTGAATAAGCTAATTCACCTTGACCTAGCGTAGCAGGGTTGCCAGAAACCTCTGAGCGTTTAATTCTTACGATTGAAGCCATAATTTTTCCTTGATTAATATTGCCCTGATTCTAGGCTTTGGTTTGTTAACTGAGTATTTGCAACCCATTTTTGCTCTTGAGCAGAATAAATAAGTAGAGAACCATCTTGTAAATCTGTAATGTCTACATCTGGCGCACCACTAATATTTGTTGAAAGACCCTGAGGGCCTGTTGGACCTTGCTCACCTGCGGTAATAATAACCGTGGTTAATTCAGTCTCTACTACGATTGTTTCCGTAGAACTTTCTACAATTACATCACTCATCTTGTTACCTCTGGAATAGCTGAGAAGCAACCTTCGATAATTCGATATTCATCTCCTGTACCCATGAAGATAACTTCGATATCATAAACACCTGCCGTGAAAGCAAAGGCTGTTGAAATCTCGGCTGGAATGTTTAACTGAATCTTACCTAATGGTCCGTCTGTAACAGTTAGTAAACCATTTTCAGATGAGAATTCAGCAAGGACTTTTGTATCCATTACATTCTTTCTTACTTGCATGCGTAAGGTGCAATTTGTCAGAATAACTGGTTCGGCAGGGCTACCAGTTTTCCACTGGAAGTTCTTACTAAAAGTAGAGCCTTTGTAAATTGTTAAATCAATGTGTGCTGGTTGCATTTGTTTTCCTTTAGAAGACCATTACAGATGGACCTGTAGGTCTATAATCTATGTATGATGTGCCAGTATCTGTACTAACAACTATTGCTTTTGGAGTGTTTGTAAAACTGTCTGAGGTTTGAAAAATTACTGTACCTAATTTCACAAACTCTAGAAATGGTAAACCAGTTAAATACTTAAATTCGTTTAATGCTCCAGCTCTTGCTTGAGGTTTATTCTGATATGTATTACCTAAAATTCCAACAATAGGATTTTCTATATCATTGGTAGCTAAGATATGCACTAAGAAGTATTGATTATTTGGTACTTCAAGCACATCCCAGACCCCATTAACTTGAGCGTTATATGCACAGCGAGTTCCTGTTGTATATTCTGGTATTGTATTTGGTCTTATAACTGAGTAAGCCGAGGCAGTTTTCTTTCCCCAATTATTACCATGTCTATAAAATATTGGAAGATAAGCTATAGTAGAAAGTTCCTGAGGTGCATTATCTATGATAGTTATTAGTAAGTCTTCGTCTGCAATATGCCCATCTGAACATGAGAATTGTGAGTGACTATTTAATGTCCCATTACCATCTACAGTAAAATTATTTAAAGCAAGACCATCACGATATTGAGCACCAATAGATAAATGCAAATGTTGATGAGTTGCACCGTCCATTGTAATACCATGACGTTCATCGGCAAAATATATATGCTTCTGCAAATCTGACCGCCAAAACACTAAGGCAACTAATGCCTTCTCTAAAAATAATTCGTGTGTAGGTGTAGTCGTAGATTTTAATTCATTGTCTGGATAATCGAAATAGATAAAGTGATTTCCAGTAATATTCTCAATTTGAACAGACTCAGTATATCGCGTAAACTCATTAGCGTGTAACCAAACATTAAAACCGTTGGTCATATTCGTAGCTGTTATAGTGAATGTACGTGTTGCATCATCGAAACTGATTGAACTTGTATCACGAGTTTGAAAACCAGTCGGCTCTTGCATAGCAAGAAATGGCTTATAATCTTTCGTAATGTATACGCTCTGTTCAATATTTTCTTGTACAGCCTTAGTTTTAGATACTAGCTTGGTATTATCGGACATTAATAATACTAAATGACCTTGATTGTCGAACTCGGCTGCTTTTATGCTATTTACAGCTGGCGCTGGTTCAACTGCTTTAGAAACCATGCTATACGGCTCAGAGAAACTTCTCACAGCTGCCAAATGAGCTGGAACCTTAGGTGATTGAGCTTTCGCAGGTTGATTTTTCTTTTCTTCTATCTTTACTGAAATTGTACCAGCGAAGATAGCCTCTTCTTCTGTTTGTCCTTTAGCGAGAGCAGCATTGGCAACTTTTGCAAATAACTCCTTCAACTTCGAGGATTTTCCCTCCATAGAGGAAATAGTCTTGCTTGCGCTCCACGGCATAAACTCTCCTTAAACAATAATAACCCCGCTGTTTAGGCGGGGCTTAGATAGAACTATTATATCATAAAAATACTAATAATTCAAGAGCAAATAGGTATTAACCTACATTATCTAGGTTATTACTTGAAGTATCTGTACCAGATGGACTAGTTGCAGTACCTTCACCAGCTGTTGCCATACCATCACCACTTCGAGAAGTACTAGCTGGCATTAAGTCCTGATTAGGTTCTTCATCTTCTGGTAAACCATCGATACCAACTGATTCACGAACACGGTTAAGAACTGGACGGTCAATTTCAAGCATACCTGTACTTGCATAGCGTTGGATTGCCTTGCTGAATGATTCTAAGTCTTCAGTTTGGATATTGTCGTAATCCATAGTACCCATTCTGGCGGTATCCCAACCATTGAGTTCATAGGTTTGACGAACTAAATCCTCGTTGATTACTTGAGTAATCTTCTTGAGCATAGCCTCTGCAGCATTACCTGATAATGAGCTTTTAATCTGACCTAAGGCAAAAGAGCCACCGCCAGTTTGACCCATTACGAGTAAGTCAGCAAATAAGGAAGTAAGGATTAAATTCTTGTAGTATTCTTTAATCTTGCTTGTATCCATTGCCTTGCTACCATTTAAACTTAGGAGTTCTAAGCTAAATAGAGGTTGGCGGGTGTCTTGGTCATAAGCTTGTGGTAGAATCAAAGCTGATTGCTGATTCATTTGCAAGTTACGCATTACGTTTTCGTAATAAGCGCGGATAGCCTTCTGGTCTGGAGAAGCATCAGCAGCTAGATATTGTGGTGGTAGCTTGAGAACTGGTAAACCAGCTAAGTCTTTAGCAACACCGTTGGCTTCAATCTCTTCGATTACAGATAAGAAGCGCCATGCTAAGTAAGCATCACGTAAGGGTGATTTACCGTATGGGTCACCCTTATGCTTACCTGCGCGGAATAGCATAATCTTGCTACGAGGTAGCACAACTACGTTTTCAGTACGCTTAGAGTAGCGATTGTAAGGGTCATTAACTCGGCTAAGGTCTTGGCGTACACCTAAGATATCATTACCATCGTCTGAGAAGACAAAGCGAGAGATAGTCTCTTGGTTACGAATTGGAAGCTTTTTCCAACCGATAATACCGTCATTGTATTTAGAACCGTTAGCTTTTAAGCGTCTGCGGTAGACCTTCTCATGTACTGCGAAACCGAATACGTTGCAGCTTAGTGCTTCACTAACGAAGTCAGCCCAAGTCTGGCCTTCCATGTCTTGCATCATTTCATTAATGAGCTTGGCTTGGTTTAGTTCAATTTCGGTGGCATCTTTTGGGGCTTTGAATTTCCAATCGGCTTTACCGACTAGGTTATCAAATAAAGTTAAAGCAGAGTTTACGGTTGAATGGTAAGACATTTGCTTGTATGTTGTGATACTAGCTGGAAAGTTTAATTCCTTCTTAATCTCATCTTCACTTAAACCAGCATAAATATTTAAACCTAGATAACCAGCTTCAGCTAATTTAAATCTGTCAGGTGTATCATTCATAGTAGCTTTAGCAACAGTTTCTTGTTTCTTTGGTCGTGCCATTTATAGGCTCCTTAATTAAGTCCGATAGTTGTGAATTGAGGCATTGATAAGCTCTGCGAAGGCATGCTATCGAATGGATTAGAACCTGTTAAATCAGGTAATGAAAATATTGGGAGCTGTGTATCCTTGTTTAAAAGCAAGATACAATCGCTACAGCAGTCAACTTGGTCATCCTTTTTCTTAGGGTCACCATCGAAGACTTCAAGCTCGTCAAAGAAATCTTTGTTCCAGTTAGCTTTTACAATATTAACGAAGCCAGCTTGCGCTAGACTTGAGAATGGAGCAAAACGAGTAATCTTAGATTTAACTGGTTTAGTTAATCTACAAACGAAACCCATTTCAGCTAACTTACGCTGCAAGTCCTTGGCATAAGCACCAGCTGCAGCTGCAGGGTCTAAAGGAATAGAAATAATCACACCTTGACCGTCAGCTCTGGCTGTTTCAAAGATTAGTTTCTCTACTTCGTGAACCCTATCACGTAAGGACACAACATCTTCTACTGTATAAACTTTTGCATCATCTTTCGAGACTAGAACACCTCGCGTCCAATCGGGATTAGGATACTGCTCAGAAGGCTTGCTAAAGGCGAAATCCCACGCTCTAATGCGTTGCTTGGCCCTACCATTAGGGTAGTCAACTAAACCGCACCATTCGCGTTTAAATAGCCCTGCTGATTCTTGTCGAGCAAACCATGAGCCATCAAGCAATCGTTCCTTTTCTACACGAGGTAAGGACATTAATCGGCTGATATAATCTGGTTGTGCTTTTAGAAGTGGAGGGTTATCTCTACAGGTCGCACCAATGAATGTAAATGAGCTAATACCTGATTCATCACCTGCTCCATGAACTGCTTCAGCTTCTCCTAAGGAGTTATACCAAAGCATTGAGTTACCTTGACGGAAGAAGAAGCGTTTATGGCCTGTCTTTTCAGCCAATGGGATACCCGTTTGAGGGTCTAGGTAATAGTCTTCAAGCCATGTGCGTAAGAAGCTATTATAATCAGGGTTGGTCATCAAGAACATTTGAGGTCTGTAGTTAACGTAGGCGTTACGCATACGAGATAACAGATAGACAATCATTTCTTCTTCGAAGTCGGTTGCTTCATCGAAAATAACCAAAGAGTATTGACCACCTTTGTGGTCGTACATGTTCATAGCATGCTGCATGTGGCTAAACTTGAGCAAAGCCCCGTTAGGGAAGACAATTTCAAGTTCCCTACTGCGGATACGTAGATTTGGAAATAACGCGCTGTAGAGGCTACAGGCTTCTTGCCAGATACTGCCGGGTGCGGTTAACATCTTGGACGTTCTACGAAAGATAACCCCTGTAGCTCTAGGATGCTGCATGAACCTTAAAGCGATGAGTAAAGAAGTATAGGTTTTACCTGAACCTGCAGCCCCACCAGCTAACGTAATTGTTGCATCACTGTTAAGGAATAATTCTTGTTTTTTACTTGCAGGTCCAATAACTACTTGTTCACTCATTTGTATCCTTTAAGCTGCTTTCTCGTTGTCAATCACCGTAAGTGAGAAAAGCGGAGCATTTTGTTGTTGAATCTCAGTACCTTCTTTATCGTCAGCATCTTCACCGTCATAAACGTCAAGTGTAAGTCTGCGGTAATTATCTAGTAATATGGTTGCAGCCTTAAGTTGGTTCTGGTGACTAGCTTCTTCATTCTGCATAATTTCTGCAGCTTGAGAGATAGCTTTGGCAACGTGAGGTTTGATTTTGCGTAATAGCATGATTAACTCACGCTCTTTTAGGTCACGGTTAGTCGGTTTATCTAACACGCTCGTCTTCTTTGGGCGACCATTAGGATTACCCGATTTGCCTTTTTCAAAAGCCATACTATCTCCTTGAATTAGTTCTGGTTACGATTCCAGAGTGCGCTTTTCGTAGCACCGCCGATTAATACGCTTGCTTTTAAAACTTACTTTGGCAAATAAGCCTAGAGATTATCCTATCTCTTGTTACCTCGTATCAAGAACCGAGGGACGCCTTCTACATAGTAGATAACCGTTAGCGACAACGGACCCTAAGGTAGGTTCTTATTAATGAGAAGTTTTAGCATCTAAATCTGCTGCTTTTTGCCAGTAATTAGGGTCTGTTGCCCCTGCACTCATTGGGTCGTGAATATTTGGGTCAAAAAGCTCGTCAATAGGTTCACCATCTAAATCCCTAAGTGCAAAAATACAGTACCAAACCGTATTCTCTTCCAAAGCAGTAAACTTGTGTTTATGTTCTTTACGTACTACAATAAAAGTAGGTGCAGTAAATTCTTTAGCAGGATGCCCTTCAATCTCAACTAGCACCTTACCCTTAGTTAATAAGGATACGTGGTCAAACTTATGCGTGTGACCTCCATAATTATCATCTCCCACTTTTTCAAGAAGGTTTTGACGTACCCAAATATTTCCAAAATACCCTAAATCACCTATTTTATTCATGGTAATACCTCCACAGTTGTTCTTAGTGGACCACCTGCTAAAATATAGTCCGTTTTATCAAAAATCTCTACTTCAATTTCTTGGTTATTGTCATTAAACCATTTTTCTGTTCCATCTTCATATTGTTCTACTACAGTATAAGCTGAATTATTAAAATGGCTTTTTGCTAAGGCCACTACATAAGCCCAGAAAGCTTCCAAAGCTTGCTCTTTTGAATCGTACAATGTATTCTCACCAGTAATTGCATCATAAACTGCATATTTAATTTTCATGTATATATCCTTTAACTAATTGCACCGTATCGAGTACCTACAGCGTTCCAAGTAATAGCGAAACCATTTAAGGCAACAGCTTTTCCAGCTGCGCCGCCAGCGTAGGTATAAGATGAACCACCAGCTGCACCCCAACCGCCACCGCCACCTCCACCCTTAAAGCTTCCAGTACCTGCACCGCCTACC